GACATATCTTCCATTTTTTGACCAGTATATGATGTATGAAATACAATACCAACTTGTGCTGCCATCATCATCTGTGCTAGCTTAGAACTTGTTGGTACAGCATATACAATGGTGTTTGGTTGAAAGGTAATATAACTTTCACCATCAATCGTTTCTTTTTTTAAATCACCTTTTGTAAACATCATATCACCTTGTAATATGCCTTTGATGCCTAGTTTTGGTAAATACCGCAAAGCCATTTTTAACTTTGCATTGAGGCCTTCAGATGGATGATTTCTGTCAATATCAGCATCAGTATAATTTAGCTTTGCGTTTTTAGCAAATATGCCTTTTGTACCAACAAAGAACTTACCATTTTCTGGATTGGTGCCAGCGAATACGGCAGGTGCGCCATCCCATTTAGTGGTGATATTCATTTTAGTATCAGCGTGACCTGCTAACATGTTACGAAGTGATTGTAGAAAGTTAATGGCTTCCCGAGCACCAGCGACACCACGATTAAGAACTTGGTCCTCAATGTGTTCTAGGTGAAGGTTCTTTCCTTCTTTACTTTCTGTTAAATATTCTGTGAAGTTCATTTTAACTATACTTTATAAATATGCTACTATTTTTTGTTGCTGATGAAGCATACTGAAACATATAAGAACATAAATCACCAATCTTCTTTTGTTTAATCATGGTATAAACAAGATTGACTCCAATATATTTGGACATCCACCAAGTTTTATCTTTTCTATGTGATGCTTTAGCTTCGGTTATTAAATTAGCTAATGGTTGTTTATTGCCAGACAAATCTTTGAACATCGTAGCAAATTCTTTGAAATTAGCTTCAGTCGGTTTTTCAATTGGTATTTCTCTAGGAAATGTTAATTTATTTCTTTGAATACCTGTATCAACAGCACCTTGAAATATAACTCCGCCACCAATTTTTCCACCAGCGGAAGTTTTTCCTTTAATTTCACCTTGCCAAGATGATGGTTCTGGCCGACTAGAAAAATTTCTCAATTGAATTTCGCCATCTTTTCCTTCTGATTTAAATTGAATGTAAATGTCTTTTGAATCAAACATATTTTGACCAAGCTTCACACCAGTAAATTGTGCTGTTAATGGTTTACCTGCGTTAAAAATTTTAGAATTAGCTAAACCTTTTGGATCTAGTTTCTTTAATGATATGCCAATCAAATTTCTCTTAGCAAATTCATCAAAAATATAACGGTTATAATCTCTCAATGTTGGCCATTGCGTTTTCAAAGTAAAACTTTTTTTAGCCATCCAAATATCGGCAGGATTCCATTTATCATCACCTGTAAGTCCACTTCCTTCTTTCATTCTACGCCATTCATTATAGATTGAATCTACAAATTTTCCGCCACGATAAAATTTATATTTGTTTCCTGTTTTTGCTTCAGGAACATCTACAAAAATTTGATTAGCTGTTTTAACTATACTTGTAAACCAATCTTCACCTAAACCTTTCAAACATTTTGCTAATGTTCTATCACATTCAGCATCACCAATGGTTTTAGATGTTACTTGAGATATATCAGTAAGGTTTTTACCAAGATATTGTCTTGTGGCACAAGCATAAGCTTGAAGGCTTTCAGCTAACGCTGTAACCTCTGCACCCGCTCCTGATTGTCCGTCCGCCATTTAATACTCCATATTTTGTTTATTAGGAGTATTTATACTAACACAATTACCTGATTATGTCAATCTCTTTATCACCAGTCCAAACTTCCATCTCTGTTCTTAATCGGTTCTCAGCCTGAAGTGTTGCATATCTACTACAAGCTTTTTTTCTCCACCACTCTACTAGATTCACCAGGTGAAATTTATCATAGTTCTCTTTATCTTTAATCAACTTATCTGTTTTACCAAGAACCACATCTTTAAAGTTGGAGAATCCATAGTTAGAATAGTAATACCGCTTTTGCTCAGTCAGGCCTTTAGCCTTCTCAATTGTATTCATAAACGAGTCATAATCACTCTTATGATTCTTTAATGATGCTTTGGTCATCGCAATAATTGTGGTGCTTATCTTTAGTTTACGAGAACTAGCATCGGCAGGCACAAACTGACCTACAATACCTTCAACATAGTTTTTTAAATCTTCATATGGTTTACCATGCATCATAGGCAGGAAATTAGATTCTGTCACACCACCAAAACGCAAATAAGGTTTCATGCCATCATATTGCGATATAGCTTTTGTGGTGCCATATAAACTTGTGGTCTCAAACAAGCAGGTGTTCATCTTGTATTTTTTGTCTAATATCTCTCGCACTTCATGGGAACAACAGATAGCTGCCAATAATTTACCACCAAGATAATTAAAACCAAATGGTTGTGCTGGTACGATAACAAATCCCATGGCAGTAGCACGATTAAATGACTGTGCGGTTTCCAATTCATTCGTCATCACACAACCAAGAAGTTGATTTCTTGGCTTCATCATAATTGTAGGAGAACCGAGGCGAATAAATCCAACCCACTTTTGAGTTTTCTTTTCTAATACAGCCAAACGAACATTACGGCCAGGTGAAGATAGATTGTTGTGTGACGAGATAATGTCTAAGTATAATTGCCATCTTGGTGATTCTAATTCAACGACCTCAAATTCCATATCTTGTGGGTTCATTGTGAAATCGCTAAACAAATCTTCTTCAGGACCACAACCAGGCAAAGCAAAAGGCATTTCTGCTAAGGCATTGAGCTTCTGCTCTCGCATATACTCATCAATACGATTGAAGTTACCAAAGTAATCTTCAAATACTTTAGCACAATGTTGGGCTTGCTGAAGGTTTAAACTCATACTTTGAGGTCGTTAAATTTATTGTTAAATCTTTTCTCACGATTACCAAAAGTGTTTAATGGCACATCAGGAATGTTTTCAACTTGGCCAGAATCAGAGATGCCTTGTTGTGCCGATGGTTCAGCATCATACAATCTCATCTTAGACCTGTCAACACCAATCACAAATCGTTTGTATAAATTTGGATCACCATAACGATTCTTTAATTGTTTGACTAACATCTGATTGAGGGATTCTAGTTCTTCATTTGAGATTAGAGCAAACATGAAATCGGCAGTAGCAGGCAGACCAAATGATTCACTTGTATCTTCTAAGCCCACATCGGAGTTGGAGAAGCCGCTACGAGTTGTTTGTGTGGCAGAAACAATTGGTAAATTATGTTCTACTGCCAGACCACGGAGTTCTTCAGCAATACTTTTAATGTAAGTATAACTGTTAACATTTCCGCCTGGTTTGATACGAGCCGAGGCACAGATGTTTAGATAGTCAATAAAGATGATGTCAGGCTTAAATGTTTTCTTTAGAGCCAATTCATTCAATAGGGCACGGAAGTGTAACACAGAAGCACAGGCAGTTGGATACTCTTTGATGATTAATTTGCCTTGCGTTTTGTTTTTAAGAACCGAAAACTTTCTTTCATAATCAGTTTTATTAATGGTACGCAATTCATCCATCGTCAAGTTCAATTGATTGGCGTCAATACGCTCAGCAATTCGTTCTTCGGCCATTTCTAATGTAATGTATAGAACATTGAGGCCTTGACTGATACAAGCAGCTGCACAATGGCACATGAACAATGATTTACCAACGCCTGTGCCTGCAAGAGCAATATTCAATGTCTTAACTGGCAGACCGCCTTTGGTAATTTTATTGAAGATGTCTAAATCAAATTTAACCCTAGATTCTACACGATGGTAGAAGTCATACCGTGAATCATAATCTTGAATATAATCGTGACCAACATTACTATCAAATGAAACGCCTAGAGCATCACTTAGTAGTTTTGGTATTTCACCTTTGTTCTTCTTAGATTGTTTATCGTCTAAGATGCCAACAGATTCCATGATGGCATTGTAGATGGCTTTGTCTTGGCAAAACTTCTCAGTTTGCTCAGAAAGCCAAGCCAGTTCTACTGTGTCATCTTTTGTTTCTTTGATAGTGTTGAGAAGTTCAATCGCTGACCTTACTTGTGGTTCGGTCAACGATTTAGTTTCGGTGAAATTAATTACAAGTGCTTCGTGAGTTGGTAAGTTTTTGT